ACATTCCATCTGAATCTGAAGAAAGCTTTGTTGCGCTATTAGTAGATTTAAAAGGAATTACTATAGTTCCATCATCTGCTTCCCTTATTCTATAGTAAACGTTAGATAAAGCTAAGCTTTTCTTAGAAAAAGGAGTTTTATAAAATTTAGATTTTTCATTTAAGTCATTAACGAATATTTTAAGAGTGACTACATCCGTCTGATTATATTCTTGAGAAAGATTCATAAACCTAAACTCTAGACTAGAGGGTTGTGAAACATATGAAGATCTTTGGGGCGGTTTTACCTCTAAAGACCCAGTGTGATAACCAACAGATCCGTCTACAGAAGTCCAATATTCATCAAAAATTACAGACCCGCTCTTATGAATTACATCTATTAATTTTTCTTTCTTTTTATTGATTGCTTGAGAGTCGTTAAGTGGTATAGCGAATGAAGCTGAATATACCCCTGTATCATTAGCGTTTGCGGTTCCTATGGCGTGCTGAGAGCCGGTGACATATTTTGTCCAATCTCCTTTTTGAAGCTTGAGCATTACTGAATTATCTCCAGTTATTGCCGTGGCTGAAGCACCAGAAAGAATATTGGAAGGTATCCCTCTATGATAGTTGCTTAAAAACAAAGATCCGCTAATATCAAAAAGAAAATCAGCGTGGTGGTCTATTATCGTATCATCGCAAGTAACAATAAGTTGCGGCACCTTAAAAGGGTTAGAAGAGTGTCTCGAAGCAAACCTCTTAACAAATCTAGTTTTATTGTCTGTCTCTTCAGATCCTGAATATGCTATTCTAAATCCATGGTTTGGAATTTGGCCTGCTAACGTTGCAGATAGGATGGTTGTTACGTCTATTTCTAAATCTTCATTTCCCTTTATAAAATTTTGAGATTTTCCAAAATCTACAAAAGTGTTGACTAAAGTTCCAGAAGTAATATAGTCAATATCATCAGAGCCGAGCATTCCAGAAGAGCTAGCCCCGCTCATAAACCATAAATTGGCTGTAGCGCTAGAATATGAAGATGTTATGAAGTTACAAGCGTCTAAGTCTCCAAACGTAGAAACATCTCGGCCGATGCCCTCGTCAAATGATCTAGAAAGAGGATATATTAATAAATTAAAATTGGCCGGCGTGGCTTGGCCGCCTAAAATATCAAACATTTTAATTTTTGCTTCAAAAGTGCTATGATTTAAATCTATAGCAGATTGAGTGAGTGCATGGATTCTATCTAAATCAAATTTAATTAATGCTCTAGATATTTCCGTTGGACGAGTAGAGCCTGATATTTCAGATTCATTCCATAATTTAAATAAATCTATAGTGCCGGCTCTACCGACATTAGCATCTTTTGCTCTATAAGAATTATCTAATATTTTATTAGTAATATAGGTGTCTTTACTGGCAGTTACTATAAGATACATTTAGACTTCTACTCCGCGGTTCCGGTAATATCATCATCAGGATATCGCATCTCGAATATAGAACCTTTTGGCCCGACAAACAGGCCTTTAAATTTATTCTTATTCATATCAAAATCAAAGTCGCTATATTCGCGATCTTGTTGCGTTCCTATGATGCTATTAAACTGTAAATCTACTAAAGAAAGTACTCCATCGGTATTGATTATAACATTGATTATGTCAGCTTCTACTATTGGTTGGTCTATTTGAAAATACTTGGTTGCTGAAACATTTTTAATATTTGTTATTACCGCGCTAGTGACCGTGTTTTTATTAGACGATGGATTAACTACTATAGAAAAATAAATTCCATAATTCACAACAGTGGCATCTAATATATCAATTGCGTCTGATATCAACCTAAACTCATTTAAGTAAGTTCTTAAATTTTTCTTTAGTGCATCTGGCGCCATTGTTAGTCTCTCATTAGCATCTAAACATAAAATATAAAGTTCAGAAGCTAATGGATTTTCTTTACTTTGCGCTATACCAGCTCTATAAACTCTGCCAAAATTTGATGGTAAAGTATGAATTCTGGCTATTAAATCTTGCTTAGTAACCATTCGCTGCTGAAAGTTTCTTGCAGTAGATATTTGTGCTCTCATCTCATCAATGCTGGGCGGGCCGGCAGCGCCGGCAGCCTTTGCAAGATTTTTTACATCTAAAGAAGCTATTACAGCATTTGCATTTTCAGTTGTAGCGCCCCATGGAAACTTAATTGACATTGTATCTATTGTTCTTATAGAACCGGCTTCTACGTTATGCTGTATACCACCACCGTGCCTATATTGAACTGTAAGGACAGTATTTTTTGGAGCTATTCCAAGAGTCTTAGTTTTTAACATAGAGTTTGGATCAATAGAAAATTTAGTAAACTGCTTTTTACCATATAGCGGAAGAGCTAGTTCACTAGGATCTGGGATTATATCATCGTCTAACGAATCAGCATCTCCAGAGCCAAATTGAATGGTATACTTTCTAGTTCTAAAATCAGTAGAACCAATATATCGATGCGGGGCTGGAATTATTTCTAAGTTACTATTTACTAGATCTCCATCTTTATCAACATTTCTAATCTCTTGAAATACTACATCTTGCGTAAGAGAATCAACTTCATAGTAGTTGTTCTTTTTGCTATCTCTTACATAAATTACTTCACTTACATCCTGCTGGCTTAAGAGTATCTTTCTAAATGGTTTATTAACATTTGCAATATCGAAAGCCTGTGTTTTAATCTGTCCAGAAATACACAATACTTCTCTTTTCATAATATATTTTGCCGGAGTGCCGTCCGTATTATTTTCAGAAACACTGTAAGTTGCCTTATAGATGCCATATGCATTAGTTTCTGAAAAATCTAGATCTTCTGCAAGGGTAAATTTAGTGCCATTTGCTGACGAAATTGTAATTCCATTTTCTTTTAATAATGGAAGAGTTGTTTTGTCTGGAACAAAATTTCCTTTTGAATCTTGAATTGCTGGAACTTTAATATACCAAGTTACTAAAACTGTAGATGGTGCAGCTCCATATGATTTAACGCCCGCGTTACGCGCGTGCATTAAAATATTTCTAGTTTCAATAGCGGTACTAGGACTCAATTCATTAAATTGATGATCTAAATAATATGTCATTGAATCTCCAACGTATGCCGCCAGCTCTAAAAACATACCACCCAAAGAGGCTTCATTAAAATCTTTTATATTATCAGAAAAATAATTTTTAGCAAAACGTAGCAAATCATTTTTAAAACCAGAGAAATCTTTATTTAAATAAGATTTTCCGGACATCTTTGCTACATCTTTAGTTGATTTGCTATCTGCCATTTTTTATCCTGCGGTATATAGAATTAATTCTATAGCTTGATTGGTTAATTTTGCTAAAGGTACACTGTAGGTTACCTTGACTCCAGCTCGGGTTAAGCCTCCAGAATCTCCCTTTTCAGAAAGAGATTCAAAATCTCCTAAAGTGACAAATGGCATATATTTTTGAACAGCAGTTGTTATTCTTATCATTGCTTCGGTATCAAACGACCCAGTTCCAAGCTCCATAGTGAGCTCTTGGAGATTTGCTCCAAAATCATATTGCCCCAGCCGCTCTCCATGATTAGTAAGTAAAAGATTTCTTAAATTATCTTTTATAGTGTCAGCAATTTTATAATGCATGACTAATAATCCATCTGTATCTGTTCCTAGCTCTACGGGTGTTTTAATTCCTACGGGTGATAGGCCGCCGATCATTTCAGCTATTCGATTAGTTTCGCGATATTCTTCTACAGTTTCACCAACTGAACTAAAGCTGATTGTTTGTTGATTTGCCACTTTAACTCCAGATAAGATATAGGTTCACTAATTAATTATTTCCATAGGAAATTTCCTATGCATATTATGACAATGCAGACACATGCGGCCCAGGACCTATGAAGCCACCTTTTAAGTATGCTCCCGTAAACATAGTCCAGTTCCAAATGTTGGATCTGGTATTGGAGATGGTGCAGCCGGCTGAATACCTGGCGCTGGTGGATATGAAATTTCTACCCCTCCAAGATAGGCAACTATAGCATCAGTCATCCCAGTTGCACAATCTTCTGCACTGTCTGGTGGACTTTCAAAAACACTTTGCAAGTCGCTCTTTAATGTACTATCATCAAGTGCCATTATAAAAGTTTTCCCATTTTGCTTTTCATAAGAATAAGATCGCCTCTAAGCGTATCAGTATCATACCCGGCTGGTCCGGCAGAATCAGAAAATTTT